GTAAGATGTCAAAAGGTTCTTAAACAAGACTCCTCTATTAACCACCGCTGCGCCTAAATTAAAGCCGCGGTGGAAACTTAGTGAGAAAAGGAAACCCCACTTTTTGTTAATCGAATACAATACCGCTGTGATGGAATGCATCAAAAGAGCAGGTACTGCTTGAATAACTGTAGCCCCAGTTGCTACATTCAACCCAAATTCTACAACTCCCAACAGAAGTTTTAACATAGGATGAATCAACCCTAGACTTTCCTCCGCGAGTAAATGAACCCACGGTGTATTGTCTTCGATGATCAAACTATGACCTGTAGAACTGAGATGTCCAGGTAAAAAACCTAGAAACTTTCCAAACGTTGTGTTGGATACCATGTACCAATACACTTGCAAAAGCCTTTCACGTAAACCTTGATGCCATTTAACCATACTCACCAAAGGTTGTAAACGGTAAACGACAGCCAAAATCGACGTTGCGATTGCTGCATATTTTATATAAACGTTATAATCGAAAGGCGCCACCATTGTGACACCGCGCATTTTTGTCAATGCTTGTTCCAATAGATAATGTTTTTCGCGCAATTGAAGTCCTTCACACACATCACGATGCCTGTTTTGATACAGGACACCATAAGCCGTTCCGGAAACAATACGTTCGAAAAAATCAGGAAACCTCGATTGTACTAATTTCATGTCTTCAAAATCCATGAGTGAAACCATAGTTGCATGTCTAACTGCATCTAGGGTTTGTCCATTTGGAATTTTGATTGAAAACCTGACTGAGAGACGGGACAGAGTCGGATAATGAACCAACACTTTGTTGTCACTATAACCAATGTACGGGAAAAATCGCTGTATAATTTCCCATAACCTGCCAGTTAACGTCTCCTCCCCAATATCCATCAACCTAACATCCCCTTCCGGAAGTTTTTGAGGTGGCAATAATTGTGCTGTATCCTCACAAACGGAAACACGAAACAACTTATAAGGTCCAAAAATATCGACCAAAGATGAATCAACGCCATTTGTGTGTCTGCACAACAACCAATTGATATCGGGATGAGGAGCATACTCCTGTCCACCATGTTCGGGTGAGGCTACGATTAAGCCATCCTTACGAACCCAAACCATTTCCTCCTTCAACTCACCATTGACATCTGCACCGGCTTCACCGTTAAATATTCTACACAGAACATAAATATTACCAGTTGTCAAACCGTTGATAAGTTTAATTGCTTCGGAGCCCAAACAAGCATATGGTGTATCACCAAATTGATAGACGTCCTGTATGACAACCATGTCATATGGAGGGGACAAATCCTTGCGGACATTGTTTCCCCGTGCTTTATCGCCTTGAATTACATCATTCGGGGCACAGCACCATTCTACATCACATCCGTCAATCGCTTTAGAAAACTTAATGTTTCGTGCGCTTCCGAACCAGTCCAACACTTTCAACTTTGTTTTACCCTTCCCTTCTTTTTCAAGAACGGACAGAATAGCCTGATCTCTACACATAGCAGAGATAGCATGTTCATTAAATCTAACTTTGTTTGAAGGTACCACATTGTAACCTTTACTTAAACCAAATTTAAGGCATTCCTCATCAGCCGCATTGACGAGAAGTTTGAAACCTGTATGTGGACTAACCACTTGTTTAGCTTTTGGGGTTATAGAGACTTCAGACGAATCGACTTTCTTTTTGTCATTCACCTTACTTTGAGACTTCGTTTTCTTTTTCGCATCTTTTTCCGAAATCACACTCTCGTTCGAGGTAGAAATTTTCTTCTTACCTAACCTCTTACGTGTCTTTTTAACCGCCTCCTCAGCAGGAGGGAGACCCTTACAGATCTCTAGCCCAACGATGATATCATTGGGTTTCGCGTCTCTAAAAGTCTTATTTTTAGAGACGGGAGTTTTTACCTCTGAACCAGAGGAACGGGAGGTTTTTGACGATGTCTCGTCTAAAGAACTACCGCTGACACTACTATTAGTGTCACTTCTTTTCACCTTGCCCAGACCACTATTAACCATTTTGTTAATCTTCGGTAATATAATAACTTAATATTTTGAGTTTG